TATACTGAAAGCACTACTAGAATTAAATGTGTGAATTGTATATGCACCATCAGTTGTAATACTTCCTCCTGTAGCTGTAAAATCTGCAGTTAGGTATCTAATAACAACTATACCACTTCCACCTGTACCTCCAGGTGCATTAGAATATGGTGATGAGCCTCCTCCTCCAGCTCCGGTATTTACTGAACCTGAGTATCCTGCTCCGAGAGTAATAGGTTCACCCGTTCCTCCATTTCCCCCAATTCCACTTCCTCCTAAACCTCCAACTCCACCTAAAGTATATGATGCTGCTCCACCACCACCACCGGCTGCGTAGTATTTAGGAATTCCAGTTATTGAGCTTAAAGATCCACTTCCACCTGCTCCTCCATTTAATCCAGAATATGACGAACCAGTACTTAAATAACCTCCACCACCTCCAGCAGGACCATAAGGACCAGCACTATAACCTATTCCTCCATTGTTACCTTGTCCTGGGGTGCCTAAATTACCTGTATTATAACCTGGCCAACCAGCTCCACCACCACCAGAACCTCCAGATGATGAAACGTCATTATAAATTTTACCGTGTCCACCACCTATAGCTGTTAAACCATTAAATTTTGAACTAGAACCATTTGTACTATATACTGAGGTAGAAGTACCTCCCCAACCTACAGTTACTGGATAATATCCAGGATTAATAGAAGTTGAACCTGAAAGTAGTCCTCCAGCTCCACCTCCACCTCCTGCTACACCAGATGATGCATTACCACCTGCTCCTCCTCCACCTACTATTAAATATTCTATATTATATCCCATATTAATTATATTTGTTGTGCTATTGAAACACAGCCCCAAGTTGCTAATACTGTGTCATATATAAATCCTACTGTTGTTATTTTTCCTAAAACTGTAGTAGTAGGCAAATTAGCACCCATTGCTACAAATTTAGCTCCCCAAGTTATAGCTTGAGCTGATCCTCCATCATCTTTTATTCTTATTGTTAATTTATCAAAGTTATTAGGTGTTCCAGTTAAATTAGTAGTAAATGAAGTAATAGTAGTTGATAAAGCAGTAATACTAACAGCATCATATAAATCTGTATTAATAAATGGAGCAGTAGAACTTGCAATGCTATAAACTCTTGGTACTATTCTTGTTGTAGTAGAACCTGTAACAATTAAACTTCCTGTTATAGAAGCACTTCCTGTATACGGAAATGGAGGTGGAACAAATGAAGCACTTACTGCATTTAAGACATATGAAGCTGTTTGGGCAGTTGTTACATAAGAAGCTGTTAATGCATATGAACTACTTATTACATATGAACTAGTTGCAGCATATGAACTTGATATTACATAAGATGCTGTAGTAGCATTTGATGAAGTTATTGAATATGAAGCCGTTGAAGTAAATGATGAACTTATAGCATTTAAAACATAACTAGCAGTTTGAGCAGTTACTACATAAGATGCAGTTTGAGCTAGTACTACATATGATGCTGTTAAAGCGTATGAACTTGATACTACGTACGAAGCACTTACTGCATTTAAAACATAAGATGCAGTTAAAGATGTTGTTGTATAAGAGGCAGTTGCAACATATGAAGCTGTTTGAGCAGTTACTACATAAGATGCTGTTTGTGCATTTTTTACATATGAAGCTGTCAAAGCATAAGACGCACTAATTGCCACTGATGAACTTATAGCATTTAAAACGTATGAGGCGGTTTGGGCTGTTACTACATAAGATGCTGTTTGAGCTTGTGCAGCGATTGTTGCATAAGAAGCTGTACCAACCATGTTGTGTACATTTAGTAAATTGTAATTACCCATATCTATATCACCAGACATTGGGCTATTAGATCCATCTAATTTTAAATATCTAGTATCAGCTGCTGCTGTATCCAATGTTGAAATTGGATACCAACGACCTACTGAGCCTGAACTAAAAATGTATGTATCCCCATTATTTGCTGGAGTTGGATCACCTGAAATAATCCATACTAATCCATCTGGGATAGATCCGGTTACTGTTCCTGAAGATGAAGCTACTAATGAAGCAGATGTTCCTGTTTTGGTACCTGTAAGTGCAGTTGAAATATTTCCGTCTGATGGGAAAATACCATTTACTGATCTTACTGATGCTGTAATTTCTAATCCATTTGTTGTTACTCCTGGTCCAGCAACTAATGATACATAAGAAGCTGTTTGAGCTGTTCTTACAAAAGATGCAGTTGAAGCATATGAGCTACTTAAAACATATGATGCACTTGTAGCATATGAACTACTTACAGTATATGAACTACTTACAGTATATGAACTACTTACAGCATAAGATGAAGTTAAAACATAAGATGCAGATGTTGCAATTCCTAATAATGAACCTGTAAAACCAAATGGTGATGTTGTTGAACCAATAACTGTTAAACTTCCACTTATAATTGCACTTCCTGTGTATGGGAATGTAGCAGAAGATGGAGAATAAGAAGCTGATAAAGCATATGATGATGATACTACATATGATGATGTTACAGTATAAGATGAAGTTAATGCTAAAGAAGCATATGATGAAGTTCCTAATAATGAACCTGTAAATCCTCCTGTTGATGTAGTAGAACCAGTTATAACTAAACTACCACTTATAATAGCGCTTCCAGTGTATGGAAATGTTGTACCACCTCCTCCATTTAAAGCAAAAGATGCAGTTAAAGCATAAGAAGCATAAGATGCCGTTCCAATTAAAGATCCTGTAAATCCACCTGTTGAAGTTGTTGAACCTGAGGTAACTAAACTTCCAGATATAATTGCACTTCCAGTATATGGAAATGAACCTGAAATGCCATTTACTCCGCTAATAGTTTGGTTAATTATGGTTCTGGCTACTAACCCAGAATCTCCATTATTTACATAAGATATACTCATTATTTAATATTATTTATATTGTTTGTGATTTGTTCGGTTACTGTGATTTTAACTACATCAGGTATTTTCTTTAATGCAGTCATATCTTTTTGTGGTACGTCTGGGATTATGTATCCATTCATTCTAATATTGAATGTACTACTTACGGTTCTTTCCTCTTTATCTGCTAATTCATTTTTAATAGTAAACGAATCAATCATCGCTTTAAACTGAAATCTTGAAGGATCACCCCAATATGAATCAGATGCATATTCAATTGCTTCCACAATTTTATTGAGCTGATCCATGTAATAAGTATTAATAGCACAGCTGTAAGTTACAGTAATATAATCTGGGATTACAACCGCATAATTTACTTTTTGTGGTATAACATTATTTAATGCACTAAAATTATCATATGCATTTTTATTACTATATGATTTTCTAGCTATTGAAATATTATTTGGATTATTAGCATCTAATTTATTTGCTACTGATCTTACTTTGTTAATGCTATCTTTTTTAAACATAAGAATAGGCATCATAATTCTACCTTGAGAATCTCTAAAGTATCCAAATTTTTGAAATGAAGCCCATTTTTCAGGTGAACCATAAATAATAGGAACTTCTATTCTTTCTCCATTTTGTAATACAAATGGTTTAATTACATTTTGAAAATAATAAAAAACAGCTTCATCAATATCTTGAATACCAATTGAAAATGGTTTTACAGTATCACCAGCAAATGAAAGTTGATCTCCTCTATTTATGCCGTTAGCATAGTTAGGATTTCCTACCTCAGTATCAAATGCTTTATGTTGTTCCACACTGATTTCTCTTTGTGTTTTTGGAACTGGTGTTCTACTATTTTTAGCCATTATAATAATCTTGTTCTAACAATATTAACTCTATCAGCTGGTACATAATGACATTCACATGTTACGCTAACATTATATCCAAATTCGGATAATCCAGGGTTTAGTGGATTTACACCATTAGAAGAATTATTTGGATAATCAGGATCTTTACCACCCCAAAACTGAATAATATTTGTATTATCCACTTCCCAATAACTTTCTTGATATAAGATAACATCTCCTACTTCAGGATGCACGTTTGCATCAACTAAATCGTCCCGTAAAAATGCAAATGATACTGGCCAGTCAAAGTTTACTCCTAATTCACTTGTAGGACTTACATTATCACCAACTGTTATTAAAGCATATAGTAATACTGGTTGTTCAAAAAATTTACCTCCAGATGATTCACCATACATATTAATTTTTGTTTCGGCTAATTTGTATTTGTAAATAGCACACTGTTGTGAAATAACGTTTCCCATTACTTCTCTGTTCATATATCTTAGAAACGAAGCGTCTCTACTGGATGCAAATAGTGCCATGTTTTATCCTATAAAAATTGTCATTGGTGACTTACTTAACTCTTCCATTGCTGAAGTTCCTTCTGCTGATTTTCTAGCTAGTAAAGATTGTCTACTTGTTTCGTCTAAATATGCTCTTAATCTTTCAATTAATGCTGTTTTTTCTGTTGTAGCAGCTGTAATTAAATCAGATTGATTTAAAGTAATTTCTCTATTTGGAATAGGAACTTGAGTGTATTTTCCACGAACATATCCTAACATTTCTTTACATAATGATAATGTATATTCAAATATCCATTGTCTACCAATTGAATTAATTTGAGAATAAGTTGGGTTACTAAAACTAGCATTTGATACATTTGTCATAGCTCCAGGTGCTTGTGAAATAGCACTGTCTATTCTTTCTTGAAGTTTAATATATTGGAACCAAATGTGATGATCGTTGTCAACGGGGATTGGAAATATTCTTAATTTATTATTTATCAATTCAAATGTATAATCAGGTAATGATACTTGATTTTGCATTTCAACTGCTTGGGTTGTTTGAATTAATAAACTTGTAGGATACATTAAAAATCCTGTTGAACCAAATAATCCATAAGTACCAACTGAAGGAACACCTCCTAAACCTGAGAACATATTTAAATTATATACTTGGTTTACTGCAGGTATTGGTTGCCAGAATATTCTTTTAATTTCTATTCCTCCTGTAATGTTATTATCTATAGCCCATTTACCTAAATCATAATCTTGTATTGAAGCTGTTGATGCAACAGATCCACTATACCAAGTTACATTTCCTCCTACTCCTGCTTCTTCTCCATATTGTTCTGTTATTCTAACTGTGTTAGTCATTGTGGGAACAATAATAGCATGATTCATATTTGAAGAAGTTGATGCTCCTAATACATTTAACATGTTATCTCTTACTTGGAAAGCATATAATTCATTACCATATGTAGTAACTGCTTCTTCAAAAGCAGTGTAAAAGTTTAAATCTTGTAATTCAACTTCCATAATAGGATATCCTAATCTTCGAGCGC